AATTATGAAAGAAATGAGATGCATGCAGAATTTATTAAAACCAGAGAATAAACACCATGTTCATTTCGTTGACTATAAAGAGATCGTTGAAAAACCTGTGGCAACCCTTAAAGGAATCTATAAGTTTTTAGGCATTCCTTTTTTTAAACATCGTTTTATCAATCTAGAACAAATAAAAATTAATGGATTAAGTTATGATGACACTATCCTGGGGAAAGACCTGCATACTATTAAGACAAAAAAATTGATTAAAAGCACTACGGATGTTAATATACTACCTCGCGAAATAATAAAGCAATATGGAAAGATTAAATTTATATGAACTTTGATTTTATATTCCTTGGACAATCAATTTTAAAATATAACGTCCCTCTTGAAGTCTTTGTTGGACTCAATGAACTTTATGAAACAAAAAAGAAAATTCTCCCTAATGCCAGTAAGCAACTCGCAGGAAAGATTCCTGATGAAGTTTCTTTGTTCTATGATGGCAAAGATTCAAGTAAAATGCATAGACATAGTTTTGTTTCTGAAGATATTTTAAAATGGTTCTATTCTATTTTTGATCATTATTTAAAATGGAATAAGACTCAACAATACAATATGAATATTAATTCAATCTGGGTGAATGAAATGAAAGCAGGAGATTATAATCCTGTCCATGTTCATCAGGGCACTATCTTCACCGGTCTTTCTTCCGTGATGATTCTTAAACTTCCTAAAGATTATGGACCTGAACTCGCACGTCCCGATCAACCTATGAATGGACGACTTCAAATTTTAGGGAATAGTTCAGGACAATTTGCAACGACCGATTATTCTCCTAAAGTAAAGATAGGGGACTTTTATCTTTTTCCCTACGATATGAGACATGTCGTTTATCCTTTCAGCAATAAAAAAGCAAAACGAAGAACACTTGTTTGTAATATGGATGTTTCTTATAACCCTGTAACTTCAAGAACAGCTGAATGATCTTTGAACCTAAATGGAAATCTTTAATGGCTACTACGGTGGGGCCTATATTTACTCCTTCTCAGTGTCAAGATATTATTAACATGGGTCATCAGCAAAAATCTGAAGAAGCTAAGGTAGGACATAAAGATAAGAAAGGAGGAAACTATGATGCTCAAATGAGAGTCACGACCATCAGCTGGATTCCTTTTAAAGTGATGCCGGAGATGTATAAAAGAATTGAACGTTCTATGTTACAGGTGAATGGTAATCATTTTGGATATGAAGGCATGCAACTTACAGAGCCAGCCCAATTTACTGAATATCCTAAAGGAGGATTTTATGACTGGCATATAGATGCTGATACCAATTGTCAGCATGAACCTCCCGTTCGAAAAATATCCATGACCATTTTGCTTTCAAATGCTTCCGAATTTGAAGGGGGAGATTTAGAATTTATGACGAAGGGAAATAAGCCCCCTCAACTTATACAGGGACAAGCCATTTTCTTTTGCAGCCTGATTCGTCATCATGTGGCTAAAGTTAAGAAAGGTGTACGACGATCCCTGGTGATGTGGTTCGGAGGACCTCCTTTTAAATGATAAAGGTAAAGGATAATTTTTTAAACGAGACAGAGTATCAAACGTTGTATAATATTGTAACAGCGGAATATTTCTCCTGGTATTTTAATAGATATAAAGTTTTTGAACATGAGAAGGAGACCAATCTCGAGGCCTTTCAGTTTGTTCACATCTTCTATGCTGTGGATAATGTCACTTCTCCTCATTTTACTATTTTAAAACCTATATTAAATAAATTAAAACAGAAGACCCTTATTAGAATAAAACTTAATTTAAATCCATATTCTCAGAAACTGATTGTGGGAGCGTATCATCAAGACCAAGACTATAAGGCCAAAGCAGCCATCTATTATTTAAATACGAATAATGGATATACTCTATTTAAAAAAGGAAAGGAGAAAGTGCATTCTGTTAAAAATAGAATGGTATTTTTTGATACTGATGCTTATCACTTGAGCACTAATTCAACTGACTGTAAAAACAGACTTGTTTTAAACTTTAATTATTTTTAATGAACCGAGAAATTTTATTCCCAACTCCTATCTATTTTAAAATGGTGTCTAATCCTCAAAAGATGAACAATTATTTATTCCCCCTCATTAAAGCCTGGAGTAAAAAAGATAAAAGCGAAATGAAAACAAACGCAGGGGGTGGTTGGCATAGTCCAACCCATATGAATAATAAAAAAGAATATAAAACTTTAATCGACGAACTTTTCACCATGCAATATGAAATTTTTAAAGATTATGGTATGATAGATAAGCCTGGATTAGGAAACATGTGGGCCAATATTAATTATCCAGGGTCCTATAACAAGCAGCACATTCATCCTAATTCTCAATGGTCCGGTGTTTATTATGTAAAAGTTCCCAAAAATTCTGGTAGTTTATTTGTAGAAGATCCAAGACCAGGGCCTAATATTATATTACCTCGACGTATTGAAGGAATACCCAGAGCCTTGTGGCGTGTGGTGATCTATCCAGCGATTGAAGGCCAAATGATTATGTTTCCAGCATGGTTGTCCCATGGTGTCGAAATAAATGGGTCTAAAGAAAAAGGAGAAAAGGGGTGGCGTGTTTCAGTTTCTTTTAATTTTATTCAGGTGAAAGAATGATTCAAACCATTTATAAAGAACTTCCTTTCGAAAAGATAGCTTATTTAGAACGAGCTGAATTTATCAAGGGACAGGAGCAATCCTTTCATGATGCTTTAAAAGCTTCTATGTCTAAGTATGGATTTAAGGATCCAGTCTATTGCTGGTATAATAGTAAAGCTTATGGAAATAAAATAAAAATTATTGTAGGTAATAATCGAATGGTAGTCGCTAAAGAATTAAAGATACCCATGGTTCCGGCTGTTATTACCAATTTTAAAGTGGAAGAGTTTCCTTTGGAAGGAAAGATTTTAAATACTGATGAAGAAGTGAGAGCTTTATTTTATTTACCTGATCAACTTCAAGTCAGACGAGATAAAAATGGGGATATTGATCAAGTGATGCCTCCTCATTTTCCAACGGTACAACAGCATTATGTTTAAAACAAAAAAATACCAAGTGATTCGACAAGCTCTTTCCAAGGAACTCGCTAATTTTATTTTTAATTATATGATGCTACAGCGAGACGCTGTGGATTTGATGATGAAAAATAATAAACTAAATCCAGCTAATCCTTTCATAGGAACACGTACAGATTCACAAGTTCCTGGAGCCTATTCTAAATATGCAGACTGGGTCATGGAGACTTTACTCATGTATATGATTCCAATTATGAAAGCGAAAACAGGAATGGATTTGGTTCCTACTTATACTTACACCCGTCTCTATGAAAAAGGAAATATTTTAAGACGACATAAGGATCGACCGAGTTGTGAAATTTCTACCACTCTACATTTAGGGGGAGATGAATGGCCCATCTTTCTTGATCCATCAGGGCAAGACTTTGTTGTGGATGAATATAAACAAACCATTAAACCTGGAGCTCCAAAAGGAGTGCGCGTTGATTTAAAAATAGGAGACATGCTCATTTATTCTGGCTGTGAACTTGAGCACTGGCGTGAACCATTTGAAGGCAACGTCTGTTCTCAAGTCTTTCTGCATTATAATCATGCCAATGGTCCCTTTGCTAAAACTAATCTTTACGATAAACGACCGTTGTTAGGTGTTCCCAAATAATGAAACCTAAACATACTATTCTTCCTTTATTTTCATCACCCATTTATAGAGAAGAGACAACATTTAGAGCTAATGCGGTTGAATTAAAAACGATTCGATCATTGCCTTTAATGCCCTATCTTCCACGCACTAAGCCTGCTGGTATTTCGAAAGATCATGAAATATTTAAACAGAAAGCTTTTAAAAGGATTAAAAATTTTATTGATGAAAGAGCCCAGTATTTTTTTAAAAAAATATTATTCCTAAAAAATGAATTAGTTATTACGGAAAGCTGGATAAGCAGGGCAAGACCTGGAGCCACCCATCATAGACATAAACATCCTAATGCTTTATTTAGTATAGTTTATTATGCTGATTGTCCTTCTTCTTACTTACGATTTTCCCGAGAACATAATTTTTTAGAAGAGTGTTCTTTATTCTCTTATGATTTTGAAAAATATACTATTCATACAGCCCCTCATTGGACTCTTCCTGTGACCACTGGAGATCTTCTTATTTTTCCAGCATCCATGGCCCATGAATCAAGTCCAAATACGCATACTACAGACAAATTAGTAGTGGGGGCTAACTATTTTTTTAAAAAAATGCCTACCCATTTTTAATATGGCTTTAGTTCATACCACCTAAGTAGTTGATCTAGAGCAAAATCTAGTATATCTGTAGTAAAAACGGATTTTTCTATGTTACAAAAGATAGGTTTTCTACCAGGATTCAATAAACAAGTTACACCAACCACGGCCGAAGGTCAGTGGATTGCAGGTGATAACGTACGTTTTAGATATTCCACCCCTGAAAAAATAGGGGGTTGGGCTGAATTAGGAGAGAGTTATTTAACAGGTGCTACACGAGCGCTACATCATTTCGTGGATAACACGGGTATTAAATACGCAGCCCTTGGGACCAATAGAATTCTTTATGTTTATTCAGGAGGTATTTTTTATGATATTCATCCTATTAAATCTACAACTACTTTAACCAATGCATTTTCAACAGTGGGTACTAGCCCAGGCCCTGCTACAGCAGCGGTTACTATTACCTTTGGATCTGATCATGGAATGAGTGCAGGCGATATTGTTTATCTAGATAGTTTTAGTACTATCACAGGTTCTAATTATGTCGCAGCTGATTTTGATGATAAAAAATTTATGGTCACATCGGTTCCTACTTCGACAACCATTACGATTACAATGCCTTCAGTGGAAACAGGAGCTGGAGCCACAACGTCTGGAGGTATTCGAGTTCAATATTATTATCCCGTAGGACCGGCTCAACAACTTGGAGCTTTCGGTTGGGGAATTGGTCAATGGAGTGGTACGGTTTCAGGAGAAGTCTCTACGACTTTGGATGGAGCCATTACCGATGCTGCTGCAACAAGCGGCATTACTTTAGCTGATTCAACCGAGTTTCCTACTTCAGGAACTTCTTATGTTCAAATTGGAACAGAAGAAATTTCTTATACAGGTATTAGTAGTAGTGTATTAACCGGTGTGACGCGGGGTGTTCGAAACACAACAGCAGCTACTCACTCTGATGATGCGACAGTTACCAATACCACCGACTATGTTGGATGGGGTGAAGCGGCTTCAGGAGATAAAGTTTTTGATCCTGGTATGTGGAGTCTGGATAACTACGGAGCTACACTCATTGCTTTAATTTTTAATGGTCCTTGTTTTCAATGGGATTCAACAGCAACCTCAGCAACTTCAACACGAGCAACCATTATTTCTAATGCACCCACAGCATCAAGAGACATGTTAGTTTCTACACCCGATCGACACTTAGTGTTCTTCGGAACGGAAACAACCATTGGTGACACAACCACTCAAGATGATATGTTTATACGATTCTCTTCTCAGGAAGATATTACCGATTACACACCCACAGCAGTCAATACCGCTGGCACACAAAGACTCGCCGATGGTTCTAAGATCATGGGCAGCTTAAGAGGTCGTGATGCACTTTATATTTGGACCGACACTGCCATGTTT